AGCTTTCAGTTGCTTCTTTGCTTTTTCCAAAGAAAGAATCGGAGCTTCGGCCGTAGTGGCTGTATAAAAATGAGTTATCATACCTTATTTTTTTATTATTACTTACTCTTCAGTTGTTTCTTCTTCACCGGCTTCTTCTTCAGCAACAACTTCGCCTTTAACCGCTACGTATAGTTTAGCATAACCGGCTTCTATAATTTCATCCGCTTGTTTCTTTTCAACAGAAACACTCTGACCTTCGCTTTGTGGTAACCCATACGCCAATAAAGGCAATAAGGCTACAATCTTTATTTTTTTTGCCATTTTGTAAAATATTAAAAGAAAAGAGCCGAAACTCTTTTCTTTATATTAAACTGCTTACGCAGTCATGAAATTGTTTTTTGCAAATGCTGCCGGATGCGCGATTTGAACATCAGCTTCCATGTTGATGATTAAATTCACAGACGCTTTAGAAGCCGCTTCTGTAGATACTGCATCAACAATAATTTCGATTCCACCCCAAACACCAACATAAAGTTGAGAGAAGTCACCGTAAATCAATGGATATGTGTCAGGAGTTCCTGCGATTTTCTTCACTAATGAAGTTGAAACCGTTGGCATACCATCGATTAATCCATTTTGACAGATGGCACCACCCATATCAGTACCTTTTGAAATTGTTTTCATTTTGGCACGTAATTTAGGATTACATAAGTATCCTAAAGATATTTCAGTTGCATCAGCATCTTCAACCAACCCTTGCAATTCCACTACATTAGCATAAGTTGCAACACCCGCCGCAGTTTGATTTACTGAAGCCGTAACACCTACAGTGTTTAAAATACCAACCGGCTCATTGTTAACCGCTAATCCTTGAATAGCAACACCTTCCAATGTTCTACGGATTCCATCTTGCAATCTTTTTCTAATTGTAGCTTCTACATCAATAGATGTTTGCATCAACAGTTTTTTAGTGATTGACACTAAAGCACCTGCACGTTTTGGAGACAATTTAGGACCAACAAACTTTTGTTTTTGTCCTGTAATACTTTCACCTTCTTCCAACCACTCAAACGTATAGTTTGAAGATACCGGCAAAGGAATGTCACCACCGGATAAACCAGTCCAAACATTTGCACCCATATCTTCCAAAAATAATTTTGGCATAAAGCCATCAATTAATCTTGGCGCAGCATCAGAAACCAATTGACCACCATATTCACCTGCATCCTGCGTAACAGTTTGCTGAGTAGCACGAGACATCAAAGCTTCCGGGATGTAAACCGCTTTTTCGTTTATTTCTAAACCACGCGCTTCACGTTCAGCAATTCCTTTTTCCTGCGCTTCTTTCTCAGCACCTGTTAACTTCCCGCCCATTGCACCGCGAATGTGCGCCGCAAGCGAGTAAGCACGTTGTGCAGTCTTTTTTTTATTTACAGATTCCCCTTCTCCTTCAAATCCAGTTCCTTCAGATCCCTCCATTGAACGTAGATTTTCTTCATAAGCTAACGCATCATTGTATTGACCCGTTAAGCCTTCGATTTCTGTTTGAAGAGAACGAAACGTTGCTGTTTCAGTCTCATTCAAGCTTCTTTTTTCGCCTTCAGCTGTAGCATGAAGCGCCTTTTGAGCTTCAATCTTTTGAGCTCGTTGTTGTAAAATAATAGCAGATTTTTTCATTTGCTTGTTATAAATATGAATTAATAATTAATTGAGCTTCAAAAGCGTTGAGCTCTTTATTGTTATCCGAACGAGTCTCTTTAGAATCGTCTTTAAGATGTGTTTTTTCGATAAAAGCATCTAAGCTTCTTTTTGCCACTTCCGTATCTGCATACGCAGGATAAGTCACCGGAGCCACATCATATAGTTTTTTGAATCGTACAATGGTACGCATCGGGATTTCGCCTTCTACTTCGGTCCAGGTTTGTTCTTCAATATCAAAAGCAAAAGAAGATTGGGAAACATCGCCCAAAGCGATTGCATCCTCTAAATCCTTTGCAAAAGAACGCTCGGGAGTTACGTAAGAATATTTCAACCCTATTTCATCAACTGATAATGTCAAGGTTCCTTTTCCTTCTTTAGAACGTGCCAAAACGTAGTTTGGATTATGATTAAAAAGACAGCGTACATCATCATTCAACACATCATCAAATGCACCTGGACTAATCTTTTCTCTGAACTGGTAATAATTACCAATTACAGTATCCGAATTGAATTTAGCCGCATACCCTTCAATTACAGAAGATGTTCCTTCAACTGCATCTTCCCGCTTTTCAGCACGAACTTCAGACGAAAAGAAACGACGTTCTGCCGTGTCGCTAAGGCTTTTTATATAATCTTTAGTTCCCATCTTTCGGCATTTTTAAATTGTTTTTAATTTGAGATTCTGTATACGTATTAACAGGCGTCAAAAATTCCTCTAATAAGTCAGGTCCCACATTCATATCTTCTAATTGTCGCACTTCATTTCTATTCATCCAGCCACCGTTAACCGCTTTTCCGTAATATTCCCCACGAGATTTAATATCCGCACGAAGCAATACATTCATATTACCACGGACATAATACCCTTCTTGAATTTCAGAAGGAAGGAATAGTTTTTTTGCGTATTCCTGTTCCCAGTTTGTGATATGCGGTTGTATCGTGTCACTTACATGGTCCAAAGACTGTTGCTCGATATTATTATTGGTAGATTGCTGTAAAGACTTGATTTTGTGAGGTGCGATATTCAACCAACGGGCGATATCTTCGATGCTAAAACGTGCTTGCTCAATAATTTGTGCTTCTTGTGGCGTTACGGTAATGGCTTTCCATTTCATACCCTCATCAAGAACCGCTACACGCGTTGCGTCTTTTTCAGAGAAAGCGGCTTTAATACCTGCAATTATTCCTGCCTTCCCACTTGTGATTGTTTTATCACTTTCAACAACCCCTTGACGAACGCCTTTATTTTCGAAATTTGTTGCAGAAAATTCCTGTACTTCAATAGCTAGGTTTAATTGTTGTGCTGCATTTGTAATCACACCCATACCATTTATTCCGTTGTGAGAGAAGTTTTTGAAATGCAATACTTCAGAAGACAATAATGGATATTTATAACCGGTGACATCATACAACAATACACCATCTTTTATTCGAATGTCACGAACTCTATCCCAACTAATATAATCTGTAGCTATAGGCTTTCCCGCTTTATTAGAATTGATTTTTGCCAAAGCATTTCCTTTAATCAAAAATGAAACTACCATTGTTTTGCGAAAAACAAAGGAGGTCATTAGTGAGTTTGGCTCAACAGCAATTACATTATAAGCAGGGTGATTTGTTCTTGAAATACGGTTTTTACCGTCTTTTTGATATATCGAAAAAGGGATTTTTGCAATGTCATTTGATATCTGATCAACACCATTGTAAAATGCAGAAAGCTTTAATGCTCGCGAAGCGCTCATATTTGTTCCCGCAGTTCCCTGCGAGAAAATACCGCCAAATCCTGAGAAATAGGAATTATCAGTATTTATACTTCTTTTTTGAGAAGCAAACATTTCGCTAAAAGCACCGTTCAAACTCATTACACCATCGATTTAGGTGTAAAAGTATTTGAACGATGCTTTTTAAGTGGTTAAAGTATTTAACTTTGTTAGCGGTCCGTGGATTTTACGGATTAAGCGGATTAGCTCGGATTTTTTGTTTTAAAAGTTTTTTGAATAGAATACCCACGTTTTACTTTTATGGTTTTTTCTAAAAGTAATTACTTTAGTAAAAAAAGTATTTAATGAAGGATAAACAGAATTGTTAACCAAAACTTCTGGCTGTTCTATAATAGGAACCTGAACCATCTCACGTTCAAAAGTATCAAAATCAGGCAAAAAAATAGACGCTTCTTTTAATTTTGAAATAATATCTTCTGACATTTCGCCTTGAATCAATTCAAGTTTTTTTGTAATTTCAGAAAGGTCTATATTTATTAATTTTGGTTTCATCATTTTTTATTTAAAGATTAAAGATATTAAAACTAATCCAATCACCGCTCCACATCCAGCGCCAAATGCGTAGATTAATTTTTGTTTTATTGTTGATATTGCCACTTTAGAAACATTGAACGCCCAAAGCAAGCTAATTAAAAATGACACTATAAAAACACCGATGTAAATCCCTTTCGAGATTAACATCGTGTTTATGGCTACTAATCCAATTTGGAAAAATGATTGAAGGAATATTTTCACTATTATTTAAATTTATGATTATTATTAACAGATTCAATAGCTTCAGTAAATGCATCTTCAAGATTCGAAAACAACTGCAATTCAATAATTTGACTGTCTACAGGAACTTGTATATCCGACACGGCTATAATACCTAATTTTATTACTTCCTGTTTTATACTAAGAAGTTTTTTTATAATTTCTGATTTCTGCATTTTTATATTTTTATTAGTTTAACATTATGCGATTGCTTCGTACCTCGCAATGACTAGAACTTATAATACCATTCGTCTTTTATTTTTTCGAAGGTGTATTTTAGTTTTCCTACTGCTACTGTGACAGTTGTAGCTTGGTAAGTTTTAGGTTTTGGCAACAGCCTTATTGCTTTTGCAATATTTTCTACTTTAAGATTTTCTGACATTTTAATTTTTTATTTCAGATTTTATATAAAAAAATCCAGTTAGTAATTCGATGCTGATTAAAAAAACCACGAGCGCATAACGCACAGGATTTGTAGTTATAAAATTAAATTCGAATAACGCACTGGTGGCAAATGCGAGTAAGAATGTAAAGAGAATAATAATTGCTATTTTCATTTTGATTGTTTTTGATGGTTGTAATAATTTGTCATGACTTTGAAGGAATTCCAATCTGAGTAGCGATAATTCCCAAATAGCTCATGATAGATTTCATTGACGGTGTCAAAAGCTTCTTTGTTGGATTTTGCGGTTTTCAGTTCTATAAAATAGGCGGCATAAAAACCTTTTCGAGAAGAGAGCTGTCGCATTTGCTCATTTTGTTTTTCAATTTTAGCAATGTAAATTCTAAGGGCATTTTCTTCGACTGCGTTCATAATTATTAATCAATTTTAGTTAGCAAGTGAATTCTGTACCTTCCCGGTTGTAGATACTTTCGTTTGATTCAGGCGTTGACATAGATTCGCCTAAAGCTATTATTAGAGCAATGATACCATCGACACGGCGACCATTGATTGAGGAACGACCTTTGTGAACTTTGATATTTAAATTAGCATCAGTATAAATATCACATGAAGCTAGCATCCATGACAACACCGGATTTCCATCGTGTTTTATATTGCCTTTAAGTACTAATCTTTCAAACTCTTTTGTAGGCGTTGAAATCGTTCCTATTGCTTGACTAAATTCTGATACTACATAGCCATCTTCATGAAGGTTTTGAGTGATTTGTGTCGCATTATATGTGTCATAACCCATTCTAATAATGTTTAGCGACGGCCATTCTTTTCTTATCGTATCTTCTACAATATTATAATCAACTACATTTCCAGGTGTAGCGATTATATACCCTTTATCAGCCCAATATTGATATGGTATTCTATCCTCTTTAGATCGAACTATAATTGTATCTTTTGGCATAAAAAACCAAATTTTAACAAATCGATCATCATTTTCATCCGGCTCTGACAACGCTCCAAAAGCTGTTAAATCTCGTGTTTTTGATAAATCTAAACCCGCATAAGAACCTAATGTTTTGAATTTTTCCATCGGGATTGCATCGACTTTGTTTTTATTCCAAATCTCTGTTTGAATCCAGTCGAACTGCTGATCTACCCACATATTCAAGTTTTTAGTCTTGAAATTTCGAATTTTAGAAGGCTGATTTAATGCTTTTACAAATTCCTTTTCGATTCCTTCTAAAGCCAAACCATTTCCCAAAAGCGGATTTGCTTTTATCCATAAATCCTTGTTTTCCCAACTTTCAGGCGTTTCTAAATCTTCCTGGTCTATGTCGTGAATCATTATCCAAAGCGAGTGATCTATATTTCGACCTTCCAAAACTTCAATAACTGAATCTTCATAGTTTTTGCAGGCAGATTGCACATTTGCACCTGCGGTTGTGATTTGGTAAATTAACGGCTGCGCTCTTTGTACGGTAGATGATTCAAGGTTTTCTTTTACCGAATCATCTTTATGGGCGTGGTATTCGTCTATTATTCCCACATGGCAGTTGATACCATCCTGTGTTTTTGAATCACCACCCAATGGCATCATGGTAGATCCTGTATTTTTGAATCCGATTATCTTTTGAAGGCAGTAAAACCCCATTTTACGCAAGGCAGGATTCGCCACCGGACTTTCAATGTACATTTTCGCCTGTTTCCAGCAAATACGCGCTTGCTCTTCCTTTGTGGCCCCAACATACACTTGCGCTTCCATTTCTAAATCGAAAGAAAGGGCGTATAATGCAAGTCCCGCCATTTCAGCGGTTTTCCCGTTTTTTTTAGCTCTTTTATCGTAAACAGTGTTGATTCTGCGGAATCCTGTTTTTGCATTTATCCAACCAAAAATATTATACATGGTGAATTGCTGGAATGGTGCCAAAACGAAAGGTTTTCCCGCTAGTTTACCTATGGTGTGGTTTAAAAAAGTAGGGAAGAAGCTCAGGATGCGCATTCCTTTTTCATGGTCCAAAATAAAACCATCTATTTCAGCATTTTCTACCCAGGAGTAAAAACGCTTCACGGCTTGCTTGATGCGTTTTCCAACTATAATTTTACCAGTACGCACGTCATTTGCATACTGAAAAGGAACGGATTCAAGCTGTTTTTGTGTTGGTTTCATTGATTGATTTTGTTTTTAATGCGGTAAAACGATTACAAAAAACACATATTTGTGTTATGTTATTTTAAAATATAACTGCACTTTTGATGCGTGTTAGAAAAAGGCGAAAAAATATTTATCAAAAATGTTGGGCAAAAACTTAGAGAAAAACGATTGTCTAAGCATCTTTCGCAAGCCACACTTTCTCATGATGCCAACATTCCAATAAACCAAATAGGAAGAATTGAACGTGGCGAAATCAATACTACTATTGGATCCCTTTTTAAAATTTGTAAAGCTTTAAATATTGATGTTTCAGAATTATTGCCTTGAAAGCGCCCAAACCTATTTCTTTGTTTTTTTATTTCTTTACGGGAAACCTCATTTTGTAATTTAAATACCAAAAGGCAAACTTTTTAATTTTTTGCTCGACGTATGCGCATAAATTGAAGTCGTTTTTAATGATGTTTGCCCTAATAAATCACCTATTAATTTAAGATCTGTTCCTTTTTCAAATAAACCGGTTGCTGCACTATGCCGTAACGTGTGCATGTGGTATTTTTTTCCAAGGCATTTTTTAACCACCTGATTACAGCTTCCACGTGAATATTGTGGCTTATCTTGACCATTAAATAAATATTCTTTTGGCAGATATTCCACATAGTAAATGCGAATAATTTCTCTGACCTTTTCAGTTAGTGGCACTATACGGTCTTTTTTGCCTTTGGCACCAATGATTCTAATTTGCATCAGCGGTGTGCTAATATGCTCCAACTTTAAATTCAAAACTTCAGAAACTCGCAATCCAACCGAAGATGTTAAAGCAATTATCGCTTTGTGTTTTTTGTTTTCGATTTTATCAATCATCAAAACCAACTCATCCATATCAATTACAAGTGGAATTTTCTTTTCTTTTTTGGCATACGTTATGTATTCGAATTTCCTGTTTTGCTTGATCGTCAAAATGTAAAACTTTTTAATTGCAGAATGCATTGCATTTTGCGAATTGACTTCTTTAGCATTCAACAGATAATCCTTGATTTCATCTGCAGAAATATGTTTAGGACTGTCTTTTTCTTTAAAATATGCCAGGAATAACTTTATTTGACTACTGTAGTTTTTTATCGTTTCAATAGAGAAGTGAATGAATCTCAAATCTCTCTCATAGTCTTGGATGTACTTTGCGGAATTCATAAGCTTAAGTGTTAGTTTTGTTGGTGGTTTTGTGGGTTGAATAAATGGGAACGTTATAGGCAATCCTTAGCGTACTTCCATCTAATGACTTTTTCGCCATCTTCAAATGTTTTACTTCCTGCATAAGAATACCATTTATCGGCATAATAAACCACCTCGTACCATTCAGATAACCCTAATTCACCAATGTGATTTATAAATGCTAAAACAGGCTCTAACTCATTAGGACTGCCTATAACAGCGGTTATACAAGATTGTTGCAATTCGGTATTTTTTGAAATATCAGTCATAATTTTAAGTATTAGTTTGTATTTGTGAGGTCTGTTTTTAATTCGGCAACAACCTCGTATAGCCGCAAAACGTTATAAGAAATAGCTACGTTAGCGGTTCTTTAGGCAATTCGCACCAATGCGTAACATCTTCTAAAAAGTTTTCAGAACTTTCGCTATAAAAACCTTTAACATCATCATAATACTCCGCAACTAACCACCTACTATTTTTAGGGAAACTTTCAGGAGCATAAACTAAATAACTACCACATTCTACATTTGGTAATCTGTCTTTTACGTTTACAATTTCTATCATATTTTTGTTTTAAAACCCGCTACTTCTTATAACACGTGTTTGTGTCAATAGCTTTGCTTGGTGATTAATTTTAAGTTTTGGCAATTTTTTAAACTGTTTGCCGAAGTTTAAGACTGTCTTGTACTTGTACGCTACTGTACACAAGCACGGGAGCGTTGGCAGTAATTATACAAATAGGTACTTCTCAACCAATTTGTTAAATTTTGATTTACTTATTTTTTTAAAATGAACTGGAATACCTGTTTCAGGAATATCAATTATTTTAGTTACTTTATTTTCAAGGTCAATCCTGTTTATCTTTTTTAATTCAAAATTAACTACTATTAATAAATCAAATTTTTCATCGTTCCATTCAGTACCCTGATAAAGAGAATAACTACTGCCAACACTTGCTAAACAAGATTCGGGCATTTGGGCATTATCTGTGGTCTGTTTCATTTTTGTTGGTATTAGTTATTAATCGAAAATCTGTTTTTTATTTTATCCCTAACCTCGTTTAGCAAGGGAACGTTAGTAGCAAGACTACGAATCTGCTTTTAGAGAAATACTTCCATCCCTGTGTGCTTCTTGTTTTTTGGCTTTAAAAACTTCTATGTGTTCACATAAAGTTGTAAGTAAAGCATTTCTAACTTCAATATCATTTCCATTATCATACTTTTCAGCATCTTTCAATATCTCCAACATTGTTTCAAATTCTCTTTTTGCGGGAATTGGAGGAATCAATAACGGACCAAGACTCCCTATAACTACTTTTTCTTTTCTATTCCAAAACATAATATTTAATTTTTATAAGTTAATTTTTGTTTAATTAATCCGTCCAGCTACTAACATTTGCTAGTAAAAATGGCTAGATGGTTTTGTGTTTGAACTATCAAGGATTACTTAAGTACTGGTCTTTTCTTGCTGGCATCGGTGCTTAATTCAAGCCACTTCCACTAGCAAAAGACCGTTACCAGTAATGTTAAAAATCGACATCGGTAACTAAAAACGTTTCTTTGCAATCTTCACAAGTAACTTCTACATCTATTCCGCTTGCTCTGTGGTCGTCATCCATAACCTCTCTTACTTCATCCAAAACGTCTAATCCATAGCCACAATTAGGGCAAGTACATAAAACTTCTACATAACAATTTGCTCTTACTTCTTTCATAATATTTAGTATAAAACACTACTGGTAACATATGCTACACAATAGCTGGGTTTCGGGTTAAATTTAAAGTTGGTTTTGCACTTTTATAATCTGTCATTATCCGAAGTCTGGATGTGTGCTTGTCCCAGCCATCGTGTAGCATCCGCCGTTAGGGAACAGCTTGGTATAACTGGTCAAAATCCTGCTCAATTATTACTTTTACTTCTTGCCAATTTTCTAAAATATCAGTCACATCAGTTCTATAATGCACTTTTGATAATTCAGTTATTATTTCGTTAATAGAATTTAAAATACATTCTTTGATAACTGAATTATGCATTGATACTGGTAATTGTCCTTTAGTTAATTTGTAGTAATACTTTACGTCAAATTTCTTTATTAAATCAACTGCTTTTTTCCTTACGTCCATGATATTTGGTGTTATAAAGCCGATTCCCTAACAGCTAGTATATTTCAGCTTTTGTATCGGTCTTTAGGTTATTAATTTTTGTATTTGTTTTTACTTTTTTTAATCCGAAATAAGGTCTTGCATTTTATCAAGCCGAAATCATACTAGCGAACCGTTACCCATGACTAGCTTCTAAGAACTGCTTAAAAATATCTTGCTGACTGGAATCAGTTTCTTTTTGTTCAACTAATTTGCCTCGGTCCTTGAAACTAAATCCGAAAATGAAATTAGAAATAAAGGATTTCATGGTGGTTTGATACAAACTTTCAAAGGCGGTGCCACAAATGTATCCGGTTACGTTACTATTCGAGAAAAAATGATAAAGGAAATCAATGAGCTTTCTAAACATTTCGGATTTAGTTTCAAGGACCGAGGCAAATTAGTTGAACAAAAAGAAACTGATTCCGGTCAGCAAGATATTTTTAAGCAGTTCTTGGAAGCTAGTCATGGGTAACGTTTTGCGTGTTGCTTTTCGGGCGTTAATAATCACCGATAACAACGAGTACAAAACCAACTGTCAAGAAATCCTTGACTATTCAAAAAACAACTAATCCAAGCCTGAAAACAACACGCTGTTAGCCGTTCGGCTTTTTAAATCACAAATTATGGCAGAAATTAAACAACAAGTAGATTGTAGTTATTGCGGTTCTAAAAATACCGTGACTGTTATTACTAAACAATCAAAATACAGTAGAAGTATTCAGGTAGTAAAATGCACATTTTGTAAAGTTCAAAATGGTATTAAGGAAATATTTAGCCGTTCCAACCAAGCTGATGCATAACGGTTCGCGTGTTGCTTTTCGGGCGTGAATTATCACTTATAACAACAAGGATTCTAATTATGGCGAATTCGCCCCAATTAAAAAAACAAAAAATAATCCAAGCCTGAAAACAACACGCTGTTATCAGGAGTACGAATTAATTAAAAAACAAATATGTTATGAAAAAAATAATGATAATTGGTCACGTAGATCACGGAAGAACTTGTTTACAAAGTGCAATTGATAGCGTTCTTGAAAAAGAAAGAGGAATTATTATTGTAACTCCAGAAGAAATGAAAGAAAAACGAGAAAACGATTACTTCAAAAATGAAGCGTTAAAATTAAAATGCTTTAATGAACCCGAACCTATTCAGGAGCAAATATTCGACAAGCCAAAATCTAAATTTCATAAATAACGGAATCTTAGTATTCCTGATAACGTTCGAGTGCTTTGCTTCAGTTGTGCCTAACCGCAAACTAATTTCGGCACAATTGAGCAAAACACTTGTTAAGCACAGGTTTTTAATTTAAAATTTAGTATGAAAAAAATTCACATAAATAACGATGATAATTATGCAACTCCTCCAAAATTATACGAGGAATTGAATAAACGTTTTAATTTCGATTTTGATCCTTGCCCTTATAATGAAGGTGAAATTTTAAACGATGGATTAAAAATTGAATGGGGAAACTCAAATTTTGTAAATCCACCTTATAGCCAAAAACTAAAAGAGGAATTTGTAAAAAAAGGAGTTGAAGAAATGAAAAAAGGAAAAGTTTGTGTTTTCCTTATTCCAGTATCTACAAGTACAAAATTATTTCATGAATGGATCAAACCAAACGCAACTGAAATTGAATTTTTAAAAGGCAGAATAAAATTTGGTAAGTTAGATAAAAATGGAAATTTCTACATACCATTAAACGCAAAAGGAAAAGAACAAAGTGGCACGAAAGATAGTATGATTGTCGTTTTTGACGGTCGCTCTTAAACTTGTGCTTAACGGTTCGTGGCTTGCAGAAGTGGCAAAAAAGCAAGCCTTAATTTTCGATTTTGCCAAAACATTACAGACACAAAACAAACTATAAATTAAACCTGAACTTGCCATTTTTGCAAACCTGTGTTAGTATTAGTGCGGTTCTTAAAAACAGATTTTTATGTACGCAATTGACGACAGATTTTTTAGCGAAGTTCAAGATATAGCAGAACATCTTGAATATGAATTTTTAGTAGAACAAACTGATGATTTTACAGTTGAAGCCTACGAATGTGATTTAGAAAATATTGGATTTCTAAACGGAGAAACTATTGCAGAAAGAGTATTTGATGAAGATAGATTTTCTGAAAATATGGATGAAGACCAAGAAAGAATAGCAAAAATTCTTGATGCAAACATTGATTTTAAAAAGATTAATTCGCTATTACCAAAATTATGGTATCCAAGTGATAGAAAAGTGATTTTCACAAAAGCTGAGTTAATAGCAGAAATCATCGATTACCAGTAAACGTAGCATTGATGCTAACGCTTGCCGCTTGTAGTGGTTGAAAAAATAAGCTAATTTTATAAATTAAACACAAATAAAAACAGATGAAAACAGATAACAAAATTCAATACGATGCTCAATCACTACAAACGGTTGTTAGTGTTTCGGTTGCTAATTTACGCATTGGAAATTTTATACATTACAACGGAAATCATAGAGAAGTAGGAACAATTAGTTCTATAATAACAGACCTTTCAAATAATATCAAAATAGGGTTGAATAATAGAATTGATATTTTTTATTCAATTAATGAAATTATGCCTATTCCATTAATGCAGGAATGGTTTTATAAATTTAAATTTTCAAGCAATTTCACCAGTGACCCTCAAGAACAACAAGCTAGTAAAGTTTTTAAAAAAGGCGATTTTAAAATTCACATGCCTAACGAAGATATTCAAGAATTCATTATTGAAGTTAATGAATTTAAAGAGATAAAATACGTACATGAATTACAAAACGTCTATTATTTTTTTGAAAATTGTAGTTTAACGAATACGTGTTTAACTGAACACTAACGTTATCTGGCTTGGCGAAGTACCGCCTTGCATAATGTTAAAATTTAGCACAAAGGCTTGTGGCGGTATTTTGCCAAACCACTGTTATAAGCCGTTTTTATTCGTGTTTGGCTTAAAAATTTAATTAAAAAAACAATGCAGTATTTATTCATTTTCACGTCAGGAATAGTAATCCTTAATTTACTAAAAATTGCAACCTTGTTTGGTAAAAACACACTTTCGTTACCAAGCTACAAATGGATTTCGCCTACTCAATGGTGGCTTTTTTATCCAAGTTTCTTTTTTCAGGTGTATTGGTGGTCTGTTTACGCAGGCTTGGTAAATGGCTTATAACGCCCATCGCTATAATTTCGGCGTGGACTGACACAAAACCGTTCTTCGGATAAGGACAAATTAAAAAAAAAGAAACAAAACATTAAATTAAGCCAAATCACAACGCTGAAATATAGCGATTGTTAGTGGCATACCATGTAAAACAAGAAATTATGAGTTTAAAATTAAAAACAGCATTAGAATATCCACTTAAAGATATTGAATGCAATGGAGCATTTAGCATTGATGTATTGATTCTTTTTGACGGAGAATTATTTATAGGATATTATGATTTTAAAAATTTGTTCTGGCAAGTTACTGATTCAGATATAATATTTACTCCTGAATATGAAAACGACTTGCAATGGACAAATATTCCTAAACCAACAAATCAAAAATAATTATGGATACAGGAAATTATATGGCTAATAAAATGGATGAACAAATTGAAGCATCACAACACCAATATGATAATATAATTAAAGAGAAAGCAGAAGAGTTGATATCTAAATTTATATATCCTCAAAGAGCTTTTAATGAATTATCAAAAATGAAAGTAGCTAAAGAATGTGCTTTAATTGCGGTGGAAGAAATTATTTCAACTTTAAAAAAATTAGGAGAAGAACTTTATGATAAACAAGGGACTGATTCTTATAATGCAAGATGCTTAAATCACGATAAAAAAGCATTTTTCAAAGAAGTAAAAAATGAAATAGAAAAGTTAACCACAAACTAGGCGGTTGCCACTAACTATCGGCTACACGCTACAAATGTATTACAATTATGAAAAAATACACTAAAACAAAGGTTATTCGTATTTCAGAAATTCAGTTGAGTACTTTACAAAAAATGAAGTCTTATAACATTGACGTCGGTAAATTTATTCGTGATGCAATAAAGGAGAAAATAAAAAGGGAGTATAGCGATTTACTCCCCAAGCCTAAAAAAGAATATTGTCCATTTTAAAAATTTAACGTTTTTTATTTTGTGTATGTAATAATTAATACATACATTTGCTAAAACAAAATAACAATAAATATGGAATCACATAGAATAACTTACGAGGGGGTGGATTTTGAAGTTTTTGGAAATTACGATAAACCAGAAACAGATACTAATTATGCAGGCGGATGGTCAACTGAATTAATAAAAGTTAACGATGTTGATATTTACTGGATGCTTAAGTCTAACGTAATTGAGAGAATAACCGAAATAGTAACAGAAGAAAATTATTAACCTATGACAATCAAAGAAAAGTACGAAAAACTGAACCACAAAGAGGCTATAACCGATAAAATAGCCTTTAAGATTAACGGAACTAAAACAGGAAGGTACCTAAGAACTACCATAATGAAGGACAAAATCGATCCTGACATTGAAAAATATGTAAATGAAGTTTTCGACAAGCAATTGAAATTTCAAGAAATAGAAAAGAAGCATTACGAAGCATTAATTTAATCAAAAATAAAATAAGTTAATCAAAAATTTGGAATTTAACCAACAATAACAATTATGAAAACAAAGCTACAGATTAAATCAATTTTTGGAAATTTATTATTTGAATACGAATCGGATAATAATTCAATTTTAACAACATTAAAAGAGGCTATTGAAGTCGACGCAGACCTGAGATACGCAAACCTGAGTAATGCAGACCTGAGTAATGCAGACCTGAGATACGCAAACCTGAGATACGCAAACCTGAGTAATGCAGACCTGAGTAATGCAGACCTGAGATACGCAAACCTGAGATACGCAAACCTGAGATACGCAAACCTGAGTAATGCAGACCTGAGTAATGCAGACCTGAGATACGCAAACCTGAGATACGCAAACCTGAGTAATGCAGACCTGAGTAATGCAGACCTGAGTGGCGCAGACCTGAGTAATGCAGAAAATAAAGAATTAGCTTGTATGCCCCAATTTTGCAAATGGAGTCATTCTATTCTAGGAGATAAAATACAAATAGGGTGTAAAAAGAAAACTATTGAAGAGTGGCAGTATTTTTTTAACTCAACAGAAGAATACTCAACAAAAAGAGGTACTGATGAATTTAAACAAATACAGGCTATTTTCGAATCTTATAAAGCTTATTTGAATCATTTAAAATCATAATTATGAGCGCACAAGAACAACTACAAGAAATGTACAGGCATCAAATCGAGGCTTTACAGAAAGAAAATAAACGTTTGAATAAGGAATTGCGAAAGGTAAAAGAACGTGCTTTTAAAATACGTTTAAGCGACCCAAATTTCGACAAACCATTATCGAGTATCAATGTAGATTATGAATTAGTAGAACCAATTAAAAATTAAGATTATGGATTTATCAAAAACAATTATACCAAAGTCTGACCAATTAAACGCAGACGATTTAATTTCTGGTTCAAAAACAATTAAAATCAGAAACATTAAAGGCGGTGAAGATGATGCACAACCCGTATCTATTTACTTTTACGGAGATAATAACAAGCCGTTCAAGCCGTGTAAGTCTATGCGTAGAGTTTTGGTTCAATTATGGGGCGCAGACAGCTTAGTATTTCACGGTAGAAGATTAACGATTTATCGTGATGATTCTGTTAAATGGGCGGGTGTAGAAACTGGAGGGATAAGAATTAGCCACGCTTCACATATACCAGAATCAACCCGTGTTTTGGTAACAGCCTCAAAAAACAAACGTGTGCCAATGACTATTGATATTTTACCATTGGTGGAATTAAAAGACTTAGCAGGAGCAAAAAAAGCTATTACAGATAAAAAAGCTACTATTGAGGCTATTTTGGAAAAATACGATTTAACAGAAGAACAATTAAAAACTTTACAAGATGAAACAGTTTAAATGTAGGGCTTCAAAGATTGGTTTATTAATGACTAATCACGCGGGAAAATCATATAAAGAGCAGTACGATGATGCTTTATTAAAAAAAGAATCATTAAATGAGCGTCTTAATGGTTTCAAAAACAAAGAGTGTAAATCAGCACTTGAAATTGAAAACATAAAGATTCCCGAAAACGAAAAAGAAATCGAAAGATTAAAGCCTTTGATTAATGAAATAATATTAAGTGAAAGTGCAAAATCATACTGCAAAGAATGGCTTATATCTGAGATTACAGGCAAGAAAAAAGATATTAGGTCTAAATACCTTGCTAGAGGTAAAGCGATGGAAGAAAGCGCAATTAAAAGGATTGCTAAACATTACGGTGTTGAGTTGGTAAAGAATGAAAATGGATTAGAAAATGAATATTTCACTGGGGAATATGACACTAACACACCTGATATCGTTATTGATGCCAAAGTTCCGTTTGATGCTTTTACTTTTCCATTTTTTGAAACTGAACCTGATAAAAATTATTATGGACAACTACAGGTTTATCAAGAATTGAAAGGATTAAAAAAAGGTAGTCTTTGTTATTGTTTAGAAAACGGGAGCGAAGAACAAATAAATAAATTATCTTGGGACATTTCAAGAGATTTAGGAAAAGACGAACCTGATATTGAAGATTGGGATATGGCTGTAGAGGAACTTAGTTATGACCACTTGCCAGAGAACTTAAGAAAAAAAGTTTTCGAATTTGAATACAATGAAAGCTATATTAAAAAAGCTGAAAAAATGGTTTTAGCTTCTCGAAAATATATTGAAAATGAGTTAATACCAATGTTAACTTTTTAATCAATGACAGACGCACTAGGCAACGAAATAACCGTAGGTAGTACTTACGGTTATTCAAGAAACAAAAGCGGTTTAAACATGATAAAATTAGGTATTGCGGTTGAGGTTAAAAAAACTGGAATAGTAGCTTTAAAAATAGATAAGTCTTTTGTTTCAGTTTACGATGAAAAACCAGAATTAGAAAAGCATACTAAAAATCAAAAGATAAACGTAAAATCTTTTATGCTTTTTCCGATACCAACAAACAGAATTTAAAATAATCTAAATAAATATAATTATGAAAAGATTAGAAAATCTTTACGACATTACAAAAATATTATGCGGAATGATTGAACCGACTGGAGAGTCCAACACCGACATAACAAGACTTGCAAATTTGGAAGATACAATTGATTTAGTTGAAAAACTAACCAAGGATATTGTTTATGTAGCAAGAAACCAAAATGCCTATGAAAATAGCGTAAAAGTTATAGGATTAAGAGCTGATAGATTCATTACCGAAATGAGAGAAGAAATGACAGCACAACCAACTTTTACTGAAAATCAAATCCAACAACTTCAAAGTAAAATTCACGCAATTACTGGCGATGGCGAAGTTATGGGATTATTCAATGAAATGTTAGGAATTTGTGCTGGGTAAATAAAACCAAAAGCCATCAATTAAAACGGGTGGCTTTTAAATAAATAAATTATGAAAAATAAAGAATTAAAAACACTTTGGAAATTAGCTAAAAGATTTTGGATTGGAGGATTTGTATTATGGATATTAGAAACTGTTATATTCTTGATAATTGAAGGATGGCACATTAAAGCGAGTCATCCAGTTGAAATATCTTTAGATAAAATAGTTAGTGGAATGTGGAATTTTGCATTATGGCTTACTGTTATTACATCAATGTATTATCTTTTAAACCTAAATAAAAAGTTATGAAATACACTCCAGAACAAAAAGCAATTTTATACGAGCATCAAATGCTTAATTTTAGACCATTTCAAAAAGAGCCTAAACAACAAGCATTGCAAGAAATGATAGATAGTCATTATCCGATTAAAGAACCAGAAGAAAAGTTTGAAATTTATGAATCTAAAATAAACGTAAAATGATTATCATATTCATCATATCAATAGTAATAGCGGTTATTTTAGCATTTAACGGAACTAAACATTATAAACCATGAAAGCAAACGAATTAAGAATAGGGAATTATGTATGGGATGATTACGGTGGCAATATGATTATACACCAAATAAGCACCGATTTAGTTGATTGTAAGAAAGAAAACCACTTACCCAGTGGTAGATATGATTTAAACGCAATTAAACCAATTACAATAGATGCTAATTTGTTATTAAAGTTTGGCTTTGATGAACTTAAGCATTCTAATGAGTGGTATTTTATAATAATTCATGGGACTGAATTATCTATACATCTATCTGGATATGAAATATGTTTTGGTAATGGGCAAAATTTTATAAAGGGAGATTTTAAACATATCCATAAACTACAAAACTTATACTTTGCATTAACTGGGGAAGAATTAACCTTAAACAATACCAAATGAAAACCTTAACCATAACATCAGTAATTTGCATTATAATCGCTGTAATGCTAGTAATATTTAAACCTTGTTGATTATGAAGACAGTTATAGATGAATTGATAGAACAATTGGAACGTACAATTCCAGAGGTTAAAAATGGAAACGCTATTGATAAAGCTTATTGGAAAGAAAAAGAAAAACAGCAGATTATTAATGCACATTCTAAAGGGCAACAATGGAATAAATCGGGCTATAATCCAGAAACAGCAGAACAATACTATAAAGAAACTTATGAAACTAAAACGTGCCATTAAAACACTTAAAAAGCACCAACAATGGCGTTTGGGAGCTGATACGAAACCAACAGAACCAAAGAAACTTACCGAAGCAATTAACATTGTCTTATACGGTTTAAAACTACAACAACGATGCATTAAATCGGGAGAAATAGGAGACTTTGAAGAACTTAAAAAATTGTAGGGTATGAAATCAAAGTATATCGCATTAGCAATGATGGGGGCAATGATGAGTTTTGCTCAAACAAACGAACCATTAGCAAGAAAAATTGAACCGCCCAAACCGCCTAAAAAAATAATTCCAAAAGGGTGTAAAGAATATAAATTTTATTTTGGTACAGATGGTAGTTTTTTTGAATGTATCGCTACTTCTGAAAAATTAGCTAAAAAGAAGTTTGACAAGTTCTTAACTTTAACACAAAATCAATTGCGTAATCAAAAGTAAATTTGTAAGTTTACATCGTTGTTGGCTTCTCACACTATACCAACGCTAATATTATACATTGTCCTACAATGAAACCGAAGTGAGAAGCGGTGGATTTGTGGGACTTTTGCATTTATAACTAAACAGTTTATCCGTAGCTTAAAACGGTTATTATTATGGCAAAATTTGAGCTTAAATTTAAGGATTGTTACGTTGAAACCGACAATATTCAAGTAGAAGTTTGTAACAATATAATTGGTATTTACGGGAATCATGGAGAAACTTATTTTGAAATTGATTTAGATAAATCAACCGCAATTAAATTCGCTAAAACACTTCGAACTGAAATTAATAAAATTACAGAAAGCGAGGTTAATAATGGCTAGACCTGAACGAAATAATATAGACTATTTCCCATTTATTTGTGAAGAGGGTAATAAGATGTTTTATATTGAAGAAACATACGGAAACGATGGATTTGCAACTTTTGTAAAATTACTTCGGGAGTTAGCTAAAACAAACTACCATTATTTAGATTTATCCAAGCCTACTACCTTGATGTTTTTAAGCGCAAAATGCAAAGTAAGTAAAGATGTTCTTTTATCGATTGTTAATGATTTGGTAGAAGTTGGTAAATTTGATAAAATGCTTTGGGATGAAAATAAAGTTATTTGGTGCCAATATTTTATTGATAATATTCAAGATGCTTATATTAAGAGAAAAAATAAATGTATCACTTACGATGGTTTATTACTCCTTTTAATAAGTTTAGGGGTACGTAAACAGGGTAAAAGTAAAACTACAGCACCCGATAATACACAAAGTATAGTAGAGTATAGTAAAGTAGAAGAAACTAAATTAGAAGAAAATAAACTAAACAATATTCTTTTAGAAAAAGAACCAAAACAAAAACCATTAAAAACTACTTCTTTTAATTTCAAAAAAAAATTAGTTGATTACGGATTTGATGAAAAATTAGTTTCCGATTGGATGGCGGTGAGAAAAACAAAAAAAGCAACCAATACCGAAACCGCTTTTGATTCTTTTATAAAAGAAATAGAAAGCCGAAGTTGTAATATAAATGATATGCTTCAAATATGCGTAACAAATAGTTGGAGCGGTTTTAAATTTAAATGGGTAGACAATCTAAATAATGCACAAAATGGAAAACAACAACGACAAGAACAATCAAACGCAGAAATCTTTGCAACCGCAATGCAATCTGAAACAGCTAAAAACTTTAGATTTAAGTAAAAATATAATTTCAGGAACTGCAAGTTTAGCCGTTATGGAAATAAATTTAAGTATGTCTAAAACATTTGAAAGCCCTACAATCAGAAGTGTTTTTAAAGGCGAAAATGGACAAATTGGGTATAGTGTTGTTAATATTCTGGTAAAAAGATTCATGGATTCTTTCGGGTTTGCAACCAAAATGAGCGATACCCAAATTGAAGTTTTAACTGTTGATACTTTGGAAAAATTCAGTTTTGAAACATTAGAGGACGTTATTTTATTCTTTAAAATGGCACGTACAGGCAAGTTTGGAAGTACTATGCGGGGTGTAGATTCAAATTTAATTTTTGGTGAGTGGCATCCAATTTATTTGGAAATGAAAGCGGAAGTTAGAGAAAGAGAATATTATAAACAAAAAACAGAACAAAACCCTGTATTAACAATTGATGAAGTTCATAAGGCGTACGAAAAACAAAAGAACTCAGGTCAAAAATATTGGGATAAAGTTCAGGAGCGAATTGATGAAATTACTAATGGATTTGATAGGCAACAGCTAGAAGATTTAATTTTAGTATGGGAAAAAGACGAAAGTAAAGCTAAATTTATGCACGTTTTAAGAAAAAAAAGATTAGACATTAAAGGAGATTATAAATTTTAATAAAAAAATATGTCATTCACCAAAATTAACATTAAACCACTAAGCATAAATGAAGCTTATCAAGGTAAAAGATTTAGAACTAAAAAATATGATGCTTTTATAAGCCATATCATGTATTTATTGCCAAAATCAATTGTATTTCCAAATAAAGATCATATTGTGATAGGTTTAATATTCGGTTTTAGTTCTAAAAGTTCAGATATAGATAACTGTATTAAGACTTTTGTTGATTGTTTAGTTAAAAAGTTTGGAGTGGACGATAGAAATATTTATGAGCTGCATGCTCTTAAAACTATTGTTAAAAAAGGAGATGAATTTATAAAATTTAAAATAGAATAGTTATGAATCACATAAGCCAAAGAAACCGATTAGAAATGCAATTACAGAGATATATGTATTTCATGGCTTACTGCCCTAGAGGTTCATTTTTGAAGTTGTCAGCTGAAATGATTAAAATTTACGAAAGGATCGAGCAATTAAAAACAATAGATGATGAGCAATTACATAAGCAAGTTTTTTTTCAATACGAAACAAAGCAAAGTAAATTAAATTTTAAAACGGTTTAATACTAACCCCCTCCACGTTTGGAGTAAATTAAAAATTAAAAGATTATGAGAGAAAAACCAATCAGAGTGTTATCATTGTTCAACGGTATGAATACTGGACGACAGGCATTAGAAAATAAAGGTTTTAAAATAGATAAATATTACAGTTCAGAAATTAAACCTTATGCAATTGAATTAACTCAACATCATTTTCCTGATACTATTCAAGTCGGAAATATATTAAATTGGCGTGAATGGGATATTGATTGGAAAAGTATTAATATAGTTTTATCTGGAAGCCCCTGCCAAGATTTAAGTGCTGCCGGAAAACGAGCAGGAATAAATGGTAAAAAGTCAAGTTTGTTTTTTGTGTTCATTGAAATATTAGAGCATATTAAAAAACTAAATTCAAACGTTATATTTTTTCAAGAAAATGTGGGAAGTGCGAATAAATTAGATATTGGAATTATGAGCCGTGCATTAGGAGTCTATCCAGTTAGATTCAATTCAAGTTTATTGACGGCTCAATTGCGTGACCGTTATTACTGGACTAACATAAAAACTAAACAAACTTTTTTTGATGTTGTTGTAGATATACCAGAACCGAAAGACAGAAAAATAATGCTGTCTGACGTTATTGAGAAAGGATTTACAAACTTAGAAAAGTCTAGAGTATTATTACAATCTGATTCAAGACCAAACGATACAGAAAATCAACATAAAATGGCACACCGCTTTTTAACTAGAGGATTTACAACAATTATATTTAAAAATGAAAAAACTTATTTAAGAGTTAAAGAAGCGACAAAGATTGGGTTTGTAGATATTGAAAACAGAAAATGTGTTGATTTAAGTTATCCTGAAAGTAAAACAAGAAGGGGGCGTTCTATGATAGAAAAAAGTAATTGTCTATTACGTAACAATGAATACTTTGTTTTTGAAAATGAAGATTTAAGATACTTTACAAAAACAGAACTCTGCAGACTCCAAGGATTTCCAGATAATTATTGTGATATACTTTCAAGAAACAAAGCCGCTTCATTACTTGGAGACGGATGGACTTTGCCTATAATAGAACATATCTTTTCATTTATTGAATTATGAAATAACAACTAAAATACTGGCGTTCACTTTCAAAAGAACAGAAAGCAGAACTCAAGATAAAACACGGGGTTAAAGTAGTATCGTTTGAGTTCATTTGTCGAATGTTTGAAAATAAATAGAAAAACGTACGATTATATCAAAAGTATTTCGTACGTTTGTGATGTAATAATAAAAAAATCAATAATTATGATAAAATTAAAATACATAGGAGAAACAGACGAAATGACCACTAAAGGGAAAGTATATAATATTAAATCAGATGGGACTTTTATAGATGATACAAGAACAGAATGCAGTTTGGGTGATAATTACAAAGACTACTTTGAAGAAGTTATCAAAAAATCAAACTCAAATAAGATTCAAATTAGCGTACAATGTTATCCTAATAACGAAATAATCAAAGAAGTGCGAGAATATAGTAAAAAACGCTCGATACAAGCACAAAAACAAAATTTACCTATCAACATATCACAAACAAAAAAACTAAGCTAAAATCAATTATTATGAAAGCAATAGAGTCGGAGATATGGAAAACAATTATAGAATATCCTGAGTATATGGTTTCTAATATTGGGCGTGTAAAAAGCTGTAGATTTGGGAAAGAAAAAATCCTTAAAGCGGGGTTAAATAAGTACGGTTATTATTGTGTTATTTTAACTAAAAACAAGATTAGTAAAAGTAAAACCATTCATCAATTAGTGGCTATTGAATTTTTAAACCATAACCCATGCGGAATGACTTTGGTTGTTAATCATATTGACGGAATTAAAACAAATAATAATTCAGAAAACTTAGAAATAGTAACTAATAGAAAAAATACAGAACTAAATAGTCCGTTTTCAACATCTAAATACGTGGGCGTAGGATGGCATAAAAAGACAAATAAATGGCGTTCCAGAATTAGAATAGGCAAATTATCAAAACATTTAGGCGTTTTCGATAGTGAGTTAGAAGCAAGTCAAGCATATCAAAAAGAATTAACCAAATTAAATAAAATATAATTATGAAAAATAAACTAGAAGTTTGCATTGACGGAGTTAAGTATGTTCCGTTTATTGAAGTTGAAGAAACTTATAAAATCACCAAAGAGCAGATACTTCATTTAGCTAATACATTTGGGAACGATAGCGAGACAAGGTTAAGAAGTTATATTGTATCTGATTTAAAAAAAATGTTCCCAAAAGCATTTGAACAGGATAAGGTTGAGTTGCCGAAAGAAGGAGAATATTGGTTACATTCTACTGGCAGTCTAGTTTTAGTATTAGGAGTAACAAAATGCCACGGCGGCACTGTAAAATGCAAACATATTGATAATACAGAAAATTTTTCTTTCCACGGCATTTGCACAATGGATAGGAAGGCCACCCACCAAGAAATCGAAGAAGCTTTGAGAAATGAGGCGGTTAGAAGAGAGTTTAATCAAGGATGCTGTTTCAATATTTTAAACGGGAATAAAGGTGTTGTCAATATATTTTGTGTCCCAAAATTTATATATGATGATTATGAGAATAAGTTACTAATGAATGGTTGGTGTATATTTTTAAAAGGAATATGGGCAAAGCCGTTTGAAGTTAAACCAATGACACAACCAGAAATTGAAACAGAATTAGGATATAAAATTAAAATTGTAGATTAAAAAACATCGCTAGTAGGTTAGTGATTAGATTTGGGGAAATTGGAAAAAGTATCGCGCCACGTGTTTTGCGATACTTTTTTTTGTAATTTTGTGGCTATGAAGAAAATTTGTTTTTACTATCATCATATAAATAGCATAGGAGGTGTTGAGATTGCAATTCTAAATCTTATAGAAAAATTGCAATCAGAATATCATGTTACAATAGCTTACACGGCTAAAGATTCTGATATTGAGATGCTGATTCGTATGTCAAAATATGCCAATATTGTTAATCTTAATCACAGAACATTAGAAGTTGATACAGTTGTTTACTGCTCGATTTATTGCCAAAAAGATAAAATAAAAGCAACTAGAGAATTAAGATGGTTGCACGGATGCCTAACAGATATGAAGGTTAGGTTACCTAAAGAAAAAATTGATGATTATATTGCAGTTGGAAAGATTTGTAAAGAACAGTTAGATTCACAACTTATTAACCAGGAATCAACTTTAATCTATAACGAATTAAATTCAGATATTTTTAAGTTAGCGGGTAAAGAAAAGAAAAACAAAAAACTAACTTTAGTTACAGTTTCTAGAATATCACGTGAAAAAGGATTTGAAAGGATGCTTAAAATTCACGAAAAAATAAAACATTTAGATTACGTTTGGAATATTGTAGGATCAGGGTATGATAAAAAATATGAAGAGCAAATAAAAAAACAAGCCCCTAATAATTGGCTGTTCCATGGTAAATTAGAAAATCCATTTCCATTTATTAAAAATGCTGATTTTCTATTACAGTTATCAGATTATGAAGCATTCGGTTTTGTTTTGTTAGAAGCATTGGTTTTAGGCACAACAGTAATAACAACGGATTATTCTAGCGCATCCGAAATGATAAACGATACTAACGGTTATATAATTAAAAAAGATTTATCTGATTTTACACCAGAACTATTAGTTAAAAAAGAATTCAAACACGAACATAAATCAGGATTCGAACAATGGAAAAAACTGCTTTAGTTAAATGTATAATGAAATATTACGATATTGAGATTGATCGTTTAGTAATGCGTACCGAAGAATTAAATGTATCTTTGCTAAGATCGGTAGAGTTAATTAATAATGTCCCGCAAGTTTGTGAATTAATTGAAATAAAGTAAAATGCATCCTACAAGAATTTTTAAAAGTCCTGATGAATTAGAAATTGCTTGGAGTTCTTATAAAGAACACTTAAAGCAACAAGCAGATGAATGGGTTAAAATTCAATATGTAGGCAAAGAAGGAGATAGGAAAGAAGATTCTTTTAAATTGCCTTATACGATGGATGGATTTGAGGTTTTTTGTTATGAAAATTACGGTACAGTAGAGCAATATTTTAAAAATAAAGATGGTTATTATGATGACTTCGTACCTATCTGTTCGTATATTAGAAAAGTAATTAGAGATAATCAGATTACAGGAGGTCTTTTAGGTGTGTTTAATACTTCAATAACACAAAGGCTTAACGGATTATCAGACAAGAAAGAAATTGACCTTAAAGGAGAACTAAACGTCCCAAATATTCCAGACATTGGCAGTCGAAAATAAATTTAAATATACAAAAGCATATTTCAAGATACTTGACTTAATTATGTCAAATCCTGAAGAAGACGTTTTTGTTATTTGCGGGGGGCAAGGAGCGAGCAAGACAGTGTCTATTTTAGAGTTAGTTATTCAATCACTCTTAAATTCAGATAAAGAAGCTACTGTTTTATCTTCTGAACTTTCAAAAATGAAACGCACGGTTATTCGTGATTACAAAAAGATTTGTAAAGATTGGGGGGTTATTCAAGATGAAAGTGATTTTAATAAATCAGAATCAAAACACGAATATTTTAACGGCAGTTATTTAGATTTCTTAGGAGCGGACGTTAATGATGTTGGGAAAGGATTTAGAAGAGACTTACTTTATATTAACGAAGCTGACAAGATGGATATTGATACTGCTGTTCAGTTTATATCCCGCGCTAAATTAACTATAATAGATTACAACCCTGATGCTTTATTTTGGGGTGATGATTATATTAACGAAAATAATTTTTTAAGACTTACATTCGAGGATAACGAATACTTATCTAAAAGCGAAGTTAGGTCTATTTTAGATTATAAAACAAAAGGATTTCATAATATTAATTTATCAACAGAGGAATTATTTAAAGATTCCAATATTAAAAATAAATATTGGGCTAATAAATGGAAAGTTTACGGACTTGGCTTAGTCGGGGCTTTAGAAGGAGTTGTTTTTACAAACTGGGAAATAATTGAATCAATTCCGCCTGAAGCAAAATATAATAAAACCGGTGTAGATTTTGGATATACAAATGACCCGACTACTATAATTGACAAATATACTTTTAACGGTATTCCAATTTACGATGAGGCTTTATATCAAAAAGGATTAGTCAATTCTGCTATTGCGAAAGAATTAAAATCATTTAAACGTAAGGTTGTTGCTGATAGCGCAGAACCTAAATCAATTACCGAGATAGGTAACTATGGAATTTTAATTTCAGGAGCTGAAAAAGGAAAAGATAGTATTTCTTTTGGAGTTCAAAATATTCAGTCTTATGAAAAGTTTTACGTTACTAGAAGAAGTGTTAATTTAATATTAGAATTGCGAAAATATATATGGGCGAAGGATAGAAACGGCAATTCATTAAATGTGCCAATTGATAATCATAATCATTGTATTGACCCAATAAGATACATTGAAGAAGAAGAAACACTTAAACCTAAAGTAAAACGTAAAGGCGGAGGCGTTATAAATTAAAAATATGTTAAACCAAGAACTATCACAAATATCACAGGATGATTTTAATTTCTTAATCAAAAACGGTAAACGTTCATCTATTTTACTTAACTTTGACTTTGAATCGCTTATCTATTTGAAATGGGGTTTATTAAAAGAGACTTTGCCAGATTTATTTGTTAAGAATGATTTTGAACAATTGTTTTTTTTAATGTTAAAAGATAGGGGGTTGCATCCTTTTTTAATTGACATACAAAGAATTTCAGTCAATGAAGCAATGAGTTTTATTCTTTGGATTATTGACGAATTAAAAACAATAAGAGAATTAGAAAGCATGTATCTAAGAAGCGACCCTGATGTTAAACTATTACAAGCCGGAATAAATAAATTAGATCAGTTCGGTTTATTAAACACATTAGATAATTTAGCAAAAGGAGATATATTAAAATACGACTTAATACGAAATACGCCTTATAATGTGATATTCGACAAACAATATTTAGAAGTAACAAAATCAGAAATAGAAAAGAAATTAGCAAAATTGAAATAAATGGCATTAGATATTGTTGACTTTTGGAAGAAGCAAACCGAACTATGGAACGAACAAAACAAATGCGGTTTGTGTTGGTCTTTTTCAGCGCCTTTAGTTTCGTCACAAATAAACATTGTTCAAAAAGAAGATTGTTGTGTTCAAGTTTTTTTAACTGATATTAAATTCAAAGAGAACAAAGTTAGAAACTCAGTAACCAATTTAATTACTGGTAAAACTTGTGTTTGGACTTTTTCATTATGGTGCATGGTTCCTGTTAATTTAGGCGTTAACAACTACAACGAAATTAAAGGGCATCCAGTTGATGAGAGCAAATGGAATGAAGTGTTTTATCCAATTATAAATTGTTTAGGATGCGATAACATTTTAGATACTTGCGAGTTGTTAGGTGTTACAAACGTGAATGTTGATATGTTTGGTGACGCTACATTAATTCATAATTATTTAGATGACAATTATAATGGTTGGAAAGTAAATTATACATTCACTCAAATAACTTAGTATTATGGGGTTTTTAATTCTTATTTTAATTATATCATACTTATTGTTTATATGGTATTTGTCGGAAGAAGATGGCAATTGAAATCCGAATACCAGACGAACTAATAATTGAAACTATGCAAGGCGTTATTGACAACTTCCTTAAACCAAAGTTTATTAGTTTAGGTATGCAGGCAACTGGGCAATGGTTAAACACGTTAGAGCCAAGAGTAAATCAAGGCAACGGTGAAATATGGGGTATGGACTACACATACTTCCTTGCCAACGGAAGAAAACCAGGCAAAAGACCTCCTGTATCCGCATTGATTCCGTGGGTAAACGCAAAGTTTGGAATAGGAGGCAAAGAAGCTGTTTCGATTGCGTGGGCAGTAGCAAAAAAAATAGAGAACGAAGGAACAGAATACTACCCACAAGGAACGGATTTATTAGAAATATTACACTCACAAGAAGTAATTAACTATATTTACTCGCAATTACAAGAAGGGTTTACAGTTGAAATAAATAAAATACTAATAAAGCAATTGCATGATAATTTCACATGACTTAAATAGTAACGGTTATTTAATTAATAACGAAATTTGGTTTAATATAAATACAGATACCGATGTTATTTATTTTAAACTAATTTTTATGAATTTAGCTAACTCAAAAATAAGCACTCAGTTTATTAGTTATGCCGATATTAATAGAAATGCTTTTGTAAATATTCAATCAATTGTTAAGAGCCTTTTTAATACTCCAAATGGATCAATAAATAATTCAACAAAGATTCAAATTTCAATAACCGCAAACGAAGGAACTAACATTACTTTTATAAAAGACTTTGTTAGAGGTGGCAATAGAGTAAATGATACTAACCAAACAATATCACCAAACCAAACATTACGATTAACAGAAAAACTTCCTGTATGGCCTGGATTCCCTATTTACGATTACTTCTTGTCTAGCGGTTACGTTATCCAACAACAAAACTTAGCCGACGTTTCAAATATAGATTACAAAAGAATTAAAGGCTGCAATAATATTTATTTAAAATTCCTAAATCAAAAGGGGGGGTATTCTTATTGGCTATTCGAAAGCTATTCAGAAAAAGAAACAAATACTCCAATAGGCTCATTGGTAAGCGCAAACAATAACCTTTTAGATTTGGGACAAGAAAGTAAAAGCGACCTTCAAATTTATTCTAAAATACCAAAAGAATACAGACAATATGCGTTTGATTTAATAGTTTCTCCTGATGTTTATGCTTATCAAAACGGAGGTTGGAAAAAATTATTTATGAAATCTAATAATATCGAAAGAGATAATATTAAAAAAGTTTATACAGTTACTTTGGGAATTGATTTGCAATACCGTTTTAATCCTTCTTTACTATGGTCGAATTAATTGTAAATGGTAATGAAATTGAATTACCTAAAAATACATCGATAAAATATACTAAACAGATTTCAGATATATTTGATTTGTCTCAGGTAGCTTGCTCTTACACTAATTCTTTTGAGTTCGAAAAAACACCTGCCAATACTCAAACAATGCAATATTTAGGAATATCGGGAGATAATTCACAAATACCTTATCAAAAAAATACAGCTCAGTTAAAAAATGATGGATTTGATTTGATCTCTAAAGGATGGTTTAATATCCAATCTACAGAAGATAATTACAAAGGTTCTATTTTAAATGGAATGGTGGACTTTTTCAAAGCCATTGAAAATAAAACAATGGGCAATGATTTGGATTTATCAAATTTCAACCACGAAAAATTATTGGAAACTGTCATTGATTCTTTTACTAATGATTATTATCAATATATAATTGCTGATTACGGAGGTAAGAATTTATTTGAAGACGGAATAAACATTGATTATTTAGCGCCCTGTTTTTCTATTAGAAAGCTTTGGGAATTGATATTTTCTACATTTGGGTTTAATTGTGATTATACCAATCTTTCATATTTAGATGGTCTTTATATAACATACCCTAAAGATGTTTCAGAAGGACAAACTAATGAAGTGGTTGCTACACTTATTCGTAATTTTTTTGCTGATCCAGGAAGAGTCACCACAGCAGGAGTTTCAACAATAAGACCAGAGTATAGATTTTGGGACAGTTCAATATTGATTGAAGGTTCTTTAATTGATAGTTGGAAATATGTTATTCCAGAAACTACTTCTTATAACTTTTCTTTGTCTAGTGAAATGTATGTAATCTATAGGTTTCCATCAAGAGCCAACAGAAATACAAACCCTAAGGTTTCAATTTTGAAAAACGGAATAGAAGTTGGAGCCATACTAAGTGATTTTGTTACAGATGTTCCAGGAGTAGGTGATGAAAGAAATTTAGAATTTAATTTAAGTTGTGATACTGGGGATATAATTGAAATGTTTATATCTGCACCGTCTAATTTAAATATAAACGGACACAACTATAGGAATTACGAATGGAGACATAATCATACTGAATTTATAATTTCTAAAACAAACCTAGGAACTACGCTTTTAGAAAACGAATTAAAAGATTTTCCAATAAAAGATTTTATTAAAGAACAAATTTGGAGAACTGGATTAACTCCTGTTTTAAATAAAGAAACCAATACGGTTGAGTTTAATACATTGGACAGTAGGATTGATTTCGATAATGCACAAGACCTGTCTCATACATTTGTAAAAAGAACAGGCGAAACATATACAAATGATTATGCTCAAAAAAATATATTCAAGTTAAAAAACAATTTTGACACAGATACAACAGGAGACGGATATTTATATATGTATAATCGAAATTTGGATGATTCTAAAATAATTGCTCAGTCAAAAATATATGCACCGGATAAAAAAATAGTTACTCCATTTATTGGGTTCACAACAAACCAATATAAGATTTGGGAAACAGAGGCAAAAGAAACCGATACAGGTATTGAAGTAAATTATAAAGGATTGTCTGGGCGTTTTTATTTTATTAGAAAACAAAACATAATAGGAACATTTAAGATTATTTCTGAGAAATTGGAAAACGAAACAGTAGTTTATGAAATACCAATAGGAATAAACACAAATACATTGTTTGAGGAAGCTGTTTATAATAACTATACTGAATACCAAAAGATTTTTATTAATTTTAGGATTCATAATATTGAAATGGCATTGACAATTAATGATTTTATAGGATTGGACTTGACAAAGCCAGTATTTTTTAAACAGGAAAACGCGTTTTACATTTGCAACAAATCACCTTATGAAGATGGGAAGAATAGTGTAGGTGAATTTATAAAAATAAATAAAGTATAAAGATGGCAGAGGTTATAAATTTAGCATCGTTTCAATTAGACACAAACAAACTTCAAAGTAATTTGAATGATTTGCAGGACACTTATTTTGATTTAAAGAAAGCTCAAAAAGAATATGCTGACCAATCAAAAGAAACTACAAAGCAAATTGATTTACTGGTTAAATCTCAAAAAGCTTTAGAATCTGCTTCTGGTGATAATACCGAGGCTATCGAAAAGAACGATAAGGAGTTGCAAGATTTGTTAAAGACTCAAAAAGATTTGTACAAGTCTGAGCAGAATTTAGGCATTCAAATGGGCACGGTTAGAAAAGAAATAAATCAAACCACTACACAATTAAGAGCCTATCAAGATGCAGAAGGAAAAACAACAACGTTAATAGACTTAGGAACTAAAGCATTAGACAGACAAATAACCAATAAGAACGAAGCAAGAGCTACTAATATTGCTTTAAATGCAGTATCCAATCAGTTAAATCCAAATATAGCTGAAGAGGCGGAATTATTGATTAAGGTTAATGCTCAGATTGATAAAAATACAGACTTCATAAAAGAAAATACTTCTGAAATTGGAAAGTTAAAAATAAACGTTGGTAATTATGCTGAGTCTATAAAAGAAGCTTTAACGGAATTGAATCCGTTTAACGGTGGACTGGTTTCTTTCTTGCAACGATCAAAAGATGCAGGGGGAGCAGGCAGTTTATTAACTGGTGCTTTTTCTGCTATTCGCGTTGGAATATTAGGGGCTTTACAAGCCGGACTCGCTTTTATAGCCACTCCTATTGGTGCAGTAGTGGCTGCCTTGGCTGTTGCCGTTGGGTTGGTTGTGGGAGCTTTTAAATTAGCCAAAGCATCATTACAAAGCACAGAGCAAGGAACACAAAAGTTAGCTGTAGTTACTGGTGCAATAACAGGAGTATTCACAGGACTATTCAAAGTTATAAAGCCTTTAGGATTGTTTTTAGCTAATTCGTTTATAAAGTATTTAGAAGGCGTTGGAAAGGTTGCGGAAAAAACACTAGGACTCATTGCCGATGCTCTGGAATTTGTAGGCGCAGAAGAGACTGCAAAAGGATTACGCAACTTTACTGAGGAAGTTAAGAAAAGCGCAATTGCTTCCGCTAATTTAGCAAAGGCGGAGGGTGAACTTGCATCACAACAAAGAAACGCAAGAAAATTACAATTAGACTATCAAAAGCAAGCTGAAAGACTAAGACAACAAAGAGACGATGAAACTAATTCTATTTCAAAGCGTATTCAAATAAACAATCAATTAGGCATTGTCTTGCAAAAACAATCAGCTTCTGAACTTGCTATTGCAAACAAACAGCTACAGGTTGCTAATTTAAAAATTAAAGCAGAAGGAGAAACTACAGACGCATTAAATGCACGTGCAGAAGCTCAAACAAACATATCTGATATTCAAGAACGTATTGCCGGACAGGAATCTGAACAATTAGCTAATTTAAATTCACTTAGAAAAGAAGCCGCAGACAAACAAAAAGAACTTGACGAACAAGCAATTGAAAGAGCGTTAACAAGATCACGTGCTGAAATAGATTTGTTTGTAGCTAACCAAGGGTTTAAGAAAAAATCTTTAGAAGATGAATTTGCATTTAATAAACAATTAGCAGATAAAGAACTTGCAGATTTAAAATTACAGTACGACAAAAAGAAAATTTCTGCAAAAGAATATGAAGTTGGCAAGGCTCAAATAGCTACAGACTTTGCGCAAAAGAATGCGGAACTGGTTATTGCTAATGCTGAATTAGAAGTTAATGCAGAAATAGAAAAGAATCAAAGAATACTTGATAGCGATAAGTTTTTATCTGATTCACAAGCCGAGTTAAAAAAAGAAGCATTAGCCAATGACTTAAAAGCCGAAACTGAATTTCAAAAAATACGTTTAGAACAAGGTGCTATAAACCAACAGGAATATAATGCTGAAATAAACAGAATAAACGAAGAAAATCGTTTAGCTAATGAAAAACTTGCAGAAGATAGAAAGGCGGCAGAACAAGAAAAACAATTAATTGATTTAGAAAATCAAAAAATTATCAATGAAGAAAACTTTTTATTACAGGCTGAAATTGATAAACAGCAAAATGAAATAAAAAGACAGCAAGAAGTTGAAAACGCTGAAAAAACAGGCGCAGACATTTCTTTAATTAACGCTAAGTATGCGCAAATACAGCAGGATATTGAGGATGCAAAACAAACTAACAAAGTAAAACTTGCTAGCGATGCATTTGGTAGTTTAGCTGCTATATTTGGGGAAGAGAGCAAAGCTGGAAAGGCTGCAGCAATTGCTCAAACAACAATAGACACTTATCAAAGTGCTGTATCTGCATTTAAATCTTTAGCGGGTATTCCAATAGTAGGACCAGTATTAGGAGGTATTGCCGCAGGTGCGGCAATTGCCTCTGGATTCAAAGCCGTGAAACAAATTACAGCAACAAAAGAACCTACAATTAAAAAGCCTAATTATGCAAGTGGAGTAATTGGATTGCGTGGCGCAGGTACGGGAACGAGTGATAATGTAGCTATCAATGCTTCGGTAGGTGAAAGTGTTATAAATGCAAAAAGCACTTCTATGTTTGCTAATGAATTAGCGGCAATTAACCAGGCGGGTGGTGGAGTTGGATTAAATGGGGCTTCAAATATATTAAATCAAAATAATGTACAGCAAAACGCCAATAATTCACAGTTGGTTACTATGATTGCCGAAGCTGTAGCAATTGGAGCAGAGGCAGGGACTAATAAAGGTTCTCAGTCAGGTATAAAGTCATTGTCTAACGACCGTAAAGTTATGAGTGATGCGAAGTTTTAAAAAGAAAATAAAAAGCGCAAAAGGAAAAGCTGAAACTTTAATAGAAGATGGCATAGATCCTTTTTTAGAAGGTAAATTTAATTTTGAAAATGAAAATTTAGATATTGAATTATTAGCTTCTGAGAGAAAAGAAATTTGCTTAACTTGCAATGATTACGAGGACGAGCCTATAGAGTCGTGTCAAGTCACGGACAAGAACATTCCAGAGCTAACTAATAAGATGTGCGGGGATTGTTTTTGTATTTTAAGTTATAAATTAAGACAATCACAAACAAAGTGTGTTAAATGGCAAGAGTAGTAGATTTGATTGAAAAAAATATGTCTGTTATAAAACAGCTTGTAAAGATTGGTAGAATACCATTGTCTTTAATGACCGACTATGATATTTATTTGATGTATCAATCAATTGATTATGAAACTGCACCGATGAAAAAATACGATATTGTTTCAAAAAGATCTAAGGTTTCAGTAACTACAGTTAGAACAGCAGTAAGAGAAATGAAAAAAAATGTAAATTAAAGAGGATGCCGAAAATCTTATAGAGTAGGCGAAACCATGAAATATAAAGAAAATGGTAACTTATTTTAACAAAAAAGATTTAATTAATTTTGGTAATTACTTATTATCAGAAGAAATACGAGAGTTGTTCAAACTACACCCAGAACCTATTGGTACATTAGAAGAAAGATTCTCAAAAGCGCATCATTCAGATTTTAAAAATTTTATTGAATTTGAGAAAAGAAATAAAAATAATTACTAACTTTGAGTAAATAATTTTTTCGTAATTTAAAAAGAAAGGAGATTAAAACCGATGCAGTAGTGTGTCGGTTTTTTTGTGTCTAAATATTTAGACAATACAAAATGTATTTGTCATTGCATTTCTGACGTAATTTTATAACAAATTTAATTCAGATATGCACGAAATTAAAATATACGGTGAAATTGTACCATTTGAAGAGCAATGGATTATTGACCAAGGCGGATATATTAATCTATCTGTAGTTCAAGAGCAACTATCAAAAGCAGGGGGCAAAGACATTAAAGTGCGTATTCGTTCTATGGGTGGAGATGTTCAAACAGGCTTTGATATCTACAACGAATTAAGACGTTATGCCAAAGACAACAACGCAAAAGTTGAAACATTAGGGGAGGGTTTTGTTTGTTCAATTGCTACAGTAATTTTTTTAGCGGGAGACAAAAGAACATTAACAGACAGTACTTACCCCTTCGTACATAATGCATGGACTTATACTTGGGACGGTATGGATTCTAAAAAGTTTCAAAGATTAGCTGATGATTTAGCGAGTTGCGATAGCAGAATTGCAGAACATTACGCTATACATACCGACTTGACAAAAGAAGAGGCGTTAGGACTAATGAATAATGACACTTCAATTGAACCAGAAGAGGCAAAAAGAATACGTTTTGCAACTGATATTGAGGAAGTTTTTAGACCAGTAGCATTAAAAAGATTTAATACTAACACAAATAACAACAAAATGAGTAACAAAACAAAAAGACTAACATTCTACGCTAAAAAAACGCTTGGGATGGTTTCTAATAAAGTGGTATCAACTGCTGACGGTAAAGATTTGGATTTTTACGAATTAGCAGATGACGCAGTAGTAGCAGTTGGAGACAAAGCATACTATGATGGTATGGATGCAGATGGCAGTTTTATTATGCCTAGCGGAGAAACTTACGTTTTTATCTCTGGAGAACTTACAGAAATTCAATCAGCAGACCAAACAGATACTAATGCAAGTGCGGAAGATTTGGCAGAAGCAGAAACAACAATTACCGCATTGATGGAAAAAGTAACAGAGCTTTCGAACAAAGTTGAAGAACTAACTGCTAGTAATAGTACTAAAGACGCTTTAATTGCAGGATACAAAGCAAGTTCTAAACCTGCTCCTGTTGTTGGTAAAGACGCCCCAAAAGCAAAAGAACCTGCGATAGAACCGTCAAAAGCTTCTCTAGCAGTTGCAAACTTAAACAAAAACTTAAACAAAAAATAAAACATGGCAATTACAACAAATTTTAATACAGCGGTTTTAGCCTTGGTTGATGACCTTGTAACTGCTGACAGAGTAGATATATCAAACGCAATTTATACCAGTACTTTCGAAGTAGGGGATATTGCGGAAGGTCATCAAATAGTAACAGGTATTCGTCCTGGTGCATTGATTCCTATTTTGGATAATGCACCAAATTACGGAGCATTTCCTGTAAAAGCAACAAATAACTGTGTTATTCCTGCCTGTGATTTGGATTTAGGATTTTCGACAAAAGCTTGGCAAACAGCTATGATTGCTTGTAAAATTCCTATTTGTATAAATTCTTTTGATGAAAACTTTTTGCTTTTTTGGAATCAACACAAACGTATTTTTGACGATGCTGATTTAAATTCTGCATTACTTCAATACATCATTGATTTGTTTCAAAAGAATTTACAAGCTGCGATTTGGCGTAGAGTTTGGTTTGCTGATTCAGCAAGTACAAATGATTATCTTGAAGGAGCAGACGGTATTTTTACACAAGCCGAAGCAATGGACGGATTTAAAATTGAAGTTGATGAGAACGTAGCGGGAACTGGATTAACAGGCGCAGCATTGTACGCTTACTTAACTGAAGCTTACGAATATGCTTCTTTACAGCCTTGGTGGAATCCTGCAACAGCTCGTTTTGAAATGACTCAGGCAATGGCAGCTGTTTTAGTTTCTTGGTTAAACTCTTTAGGAGACAGAACAGGAATCAACTGCGAATGTTATTCTGCTGACGGATTAACCGCTCAAAGAACTTATTCAGTAGATGGTATGTTGAAAATCTTTGGAATTACTGTTCATGTTCACAGAGAGTTTGACGGGGTTATTAATGCATTTGCATTAGGTAATCCTTACAGAGCTATCTTAACAAATGATACTAACATCTTAATCGGAACAACTGAATTAGATCAATTGCCTGCATTTGATATTTGGTACTCTAAAGATGATGACCAAATTTACATCAAAGGGGGCGCAAATATTGGAGCTGCGTTAGTTACTAATCAATACGTTTATATTGGTGCAGAGACTGCTTCGCCAAGTGTTTAATCTTAAAACAAAATAACAATGGCAGTATTTAGTATATGCGGTAATTTAAAAAACGGTCAGGATGCGTCATGTGTAGCTCCTGCCCGTAGATTTTTTCAACAAGCGGTTGTAATTAACATAGGAGACATTGACCAAGACAGCGTAGTTATTTCCACGCCAACGGAAGAAAGCCCTGATTGTGTTTACACAGTTGCATTCTCTTTAAAGGATGGTAAAACAGGATTTCGTTTTACTGGTCCAGAAGCAGGTAGTTCTTATAAAGGGTATTTCGATAAAACAGTTTCTGATTTAGGATTTGTTCAATACAAACACAATGCTCAATTATTGATTGTTGGCTCTACAGAAGAAGCAAAATGTATTTTGGATTCTTTGAGTAAAGGTAAATATGTTGTTGTTTATCAATTTACGGATGGAACTGTAGAGGTTTACGGAATGCAATATGGATTAACTACTGGAGACTTTACTTATGATGTACAAGAAGGTGGTGGAGGTACTGCAATTGTATTATCTTCATTAGACACAGCGCCTGAAAATTTTGTGCCTCTTGTTTATGTTTCAACACCTCCTGGTTCTGAAACTGCTGATTTTGACGCTAACTTTGATAACGGTGCACCTAGCGTGTAATGTCTTATGACAATTCAAGAATTTATATTATTAGATAAACGTAAGGTTAGGAGCAATCCTGACCTTATGTCTTTATACCTAGAATTTTTTAAACAAGCTTTTAATCGAATTCCAAATTGCGTGGGGTGTTCGTTTGGTACTGATTGGCAAAAATTAATAAATTTTCATACGGGTAATAAAGAAAAATCGGTAACTTTACAAAAACAAAAAGTTATGAATACAATGTCAATTAAAAAAATACAAGGTAAAATATTGACATATAAAAAAGATGGAAAAACTTTTCGTCAATATGATAATATTTTGACAGATGCATTTATTAAAGAGTATGTTTCTAACGGAACTACAGAAGAAAATGCGGAACGTTTAAAAATGTTCAATTTTCCTGTTGAAAAAACTTCGTTAGTGGAAGAGAAAAAAGAATCTTTAGTCGCTGTTGAAGAAACTCCAAAAGTAAAAAAAACAAGAAAACGTAAAAATGGACAACAATAACAAAAAAAGCTTTGTCGGTAAATGGCGTGCAAAATTTGTTGAACTTTATTCTCGTGTTATTAAGATTAACGAGAATAAGGATGAGTCTATTTATTACAATGGAGAAAACAACCTTTACCCAAATGAAATTGAGTTAGCTATACTTAATAGCCCCTCAGGAAAGAACGCTTCTAAAATGATGTCTAAATACACATCTGGCAAAGGTGTTGAAAAAGATTATATTGTTAATCCTGATAAGAATTATAGTTTATCTAAGATTACTAAAATGGCTGCTTCTGATGTTGCAAGGCAAAACGGAGTTTGGTTTCATATTGGACGTTATATTGGAGATGATTTAAAGATGAAAAAATCTTTAGATATACTTGAATATACTAAAACAAGAAAAGGAAAAGAAGATGATAACGAATATGTTTCAAAGTATTGGTTTAACGATTATTGTATAGAAAAATCATGGTTGAATAAAGTAAACACTAAAGCTATTTGGTATTATCCTTATTCAGATGATGAATCTGTTACGTTGGCTCAAATTATATCCGACTATCAAGAAGCAAACGACACTAAAGAAGAAGCTGATTTAGCAGTAATGTTGCCATTTTACAGAGGTCAGGTGTATTATTTAAACATGACGCCTGAGTTTAAATATGCTCTTTCTCCTTTTGATGCTGTTTATAATGATCTTGATTCTGAATGTAGAATTTCAATGTACACAAACAGGCAAGTAAGAACTGGATTTTTAGGTAAAACATATCTTGTCACTTCGGGTCTTGATGATGAAGATATAGAACAAGTAGAGGCAGACGCTAAAAGTTGGTTAGGTGCTGAACAGGTGGGAGGCGTGTTTACACTTCATGTTGAAAAAACAGAAGATATTGATAAGGTTTTTAAAGTAGGTCAAGTTAAAGCAGAAATTGACGAAAAACTATTTACAGAGACAAAATCTACCATAAAAGATAATATTTATGCAGCAGCAAATAATATCCCTGCTCAACTTGTAAAGTCTGATACATCTATTTTTGGCACTCAGTCTGAAACTTATATAGAAATGAAAAAATTCTATACAGAACAAACTCAAGACGAGCGTAAAGAAATTGAGGACGTATTGACTTACTTAGGGTTTCCGTGTAAAATAATTCCAATAATCGACATAAATATAGAAAATGACCCTACAACAATCCCAATATAATTGTATCGGAATAGTCGCAAAACATTGCGATTTATTAAAACTTTGCATTGCGGAAAATGAAGCTTCTGATTTTGATTTAGCTGAATTGTTTTGTGATTTTTGGATAGATATAGAAGCGATAGATATAGAAATTCGTGCCTATGATGATGCTCCAGAACCAAAGCCGCCAGTTCCAGAAAATTACACAGAAAAGAAAGCTTTATTAGATGGTGGAACTTATACGGATTGTTCAGAAAAACAAAGACCGTTTGAGGGCATTTATGCAATATTGGCTAGATATTCTTATTCTCGTTACATTATTTTAAATGGTTTTTCGGATACAGCTACGGGAATGGTTCAAAAAACAAATGAGTTTTCAATTCCAAAAAGTTTAAAAGAATTAGAACAGTTTGCGGATAAATACCGTAATATGGCAAAAATATCATTTGACAGAACTGTTAGATATATTTGCCAAAATAACTCTATATTTAATTATAAGCATTGTCCAATAGATAAGTGTGGATGCGGTTCTGATAAATGTGGAGGCACAAAAGCAAAAGGATACGGTTTTAAAAGTAGAAACGTTACGAAATGAGTTGTGAAAAATTAAGAAACGGATTGCAATTAGAATGCGGTGGAATAGTTAAAAACTATTATCAGCAGGCTGTTTTAATTAATCGTGATGATGTTTTGAATAAACAGATTTTAACGAGTACGGTTTCTATAGAAGATGTTTACGAATGTAGATACAAAGTTTTGTTTAATTTAAAGCCTGATTTGTCAGGGTTTAGGTTTTCTAGTTCAGAAACTGGCACTACTATTTTTGGAGTTGTAGAAAAATCAACATCACAAAGCATTCCGCAATATAAACATTCAGTAACTATAAACGTTTTAGGCGTTACACAGGCGGTTAAATGTACTTTGCAACAATTGGATTATGCGGATTATTTTTGTGCTTTGCAAATGTATGATGGAACAGTAGAAATATATGGGTTTGAGTTTGGTATGAGCACCGATAATTATACTTACGACCCGCAAAACTCAGGAGGGGGTGCAATTATAAAACTAACATCTTTACAAGAAGCTTTAGAGGATGAATTGCCATTTATTTACGAGGGCGGTTCTGATGATTTTGATAACTTGTTTTTAAATTTACCTTTTGTGCCTCACGGAGATTTCAATGATGATTTTAACAATGACTTTAATAATTATTAGTAATGGCTACACCAACATACGCAGAAGTATTAACTCAAATAAATACGTACATTGTAGCCAATGGCAATAATGAAATTACAGCCAACGTTTTAAATCCTGTTTTATCGTTTATACTTGATTTTGCCAATAATAACATTGGTGATTTAAGCACTTTAACTACAGATGAAACAAATAGCATTGTTGAAGCTATAAATTCATTAAAAATAAACTTTGATGATTTATTAAATAATGGTGTTCAATTATATACCGGATACTCAGACCCTAACATCACCCCGCCTCTTACTTATAAATATGCTGATTTTTATATGCAATTAGATTCTGGAGATGATTCGCCTGTTTATTTATGGCAATATAACGGTATAGAATGGACTACTAATATGATAGTGCCCATAGATAGTGGAACGCAAGATTTCCCATTACTAGCAATACCAACAACAACATTCACATTAGTACCTGGGAGAAAACCTAAAAAAGTTTATGTTAATCAAGCTAGATGGTTTATTTTGTCAGCAAACAACACTACAAAGAATTACACATACACAGTTGTAGACAATGTAGTTACATTAAAATCCCCAGGAGCTCCAACTGGGGCATTAGTTTCAATAGATTACGAATAAAAAACAATAACAAAAATGAAAAAATTACTTTTTTTACTATTACTTCCTATATTTTGTTTCGGGCAAGTTAGCAACGGAACTGAAACGGAATTTGAGGCATTAAAAACAACAAGTAGCCAAACCGTAACAAACGGAACTCATGTCGCTACAATGGGAACAGATGGTACAATAGGAAAGTCTTTATTGAAAGATTTGCCCGTTGATTTATCGCCTTTGCCTTTAAATTACACTATAACCGATACAAAGTTAGGCAGTCACCTAACGGGAATTGATAATAAATTAGGCGCAATTGTAGCTACAACGGCAGGAGTAACAACTAGGGTTTGGTTTACCGCGGACCCAACAACTATTACGGCAGGGACATTCTATTTAACCAATGCAACGAACAAAGGAACGGTTGCAAGTGCAATACAAAACGTTGTAAATAATGACAATATTAAGACGTATTTTGCACAGGATTTAATAGGCAATCCATTTGCAACCGCCACGATATTCCCAATTGGAGTTTATGCGGGTAACTTATCAGCTAGTACCTCGCCAAACTCAGCACAGCAACGATGGACAGTTGAACTATATAAATGCGACAATAACGGTACTCCAATATCTTCTGGAATATCAGGCGCACCAGTTGGTGATTTAGGAGTTACGGTAATCACTATTTTAGATAGTGGTCTTCTTACTTTAGTCGACGGAAACGTGACAAATGTACAGGTGTCAGGAAATTTAGCTTCGCCTTTATCAATGGCAATAGGCGAAAGAGTAAGGTATCATGTATCAGCGGAGAAAGTAGGCACGGCAGGAGCCAATATAACTCAAAGTGTCTATTACGGAACTTCTTATAATTCATATTTAGACGTTCCTGTCACATTAAATACTTCAGGAGTTCAGAATCTTTCTACGGTTGTAGGAGCTACTACTACGGATGCTTTGAATAATTTGAATACTTTAAAAGCAAATGATTCTGACGTAGTTCACAAGACAGGATCTATTGCAGAAACTGTAACAGGGGTTAAAACTTTGTCTGATAAATTAATTTTAGGCGAAAGCTCTGGGACTCAAGATTTAATTGATTTACCGGGATTAAACAAACTTACATATGATGATGTTGGGGGCTTATTGTATGATTTTAATATTGATCCTAATAATTCTAATTCACTATTCTTAAAAAATAATGAAGGGGTAGCCTATCAGGCTTTTTATTTTGGGGACGGAAGCGCAAATACCAATGTTTTTGGTATTAGTAATTCGTTAGATTCTGGAGCAATATGGCATAGCGGATTATCCGTTAACGGAAATAGCAATGTAGGTATAAAAAATAATAATCCTAGAGTAGCACTAGATATTATAGGAGATACAAGGAGTAGCGGAGTAATTAATTCAAATACGGGTTTTTCGGTATCTCAAAATATATGGTCTCTTACTTACACTTCTCCTGATTTAGGAGTGACACTACCACAGGGGTACACATCGGACGGGGTGTATCATTATCAATTTGGTACCAGTAGAATAGCTAAGTACGATTACGCATATGGAACTTTAATAGCTAATAATACAAGTCCGTTTACAGGTATAAGCGGAGGCGTAGATCATATAGGTGATAGTTGTTATTTAAACGGCTTGTTGTATGTACCGATGTACAACGGAACGGCAGCTCCTACAACTATAACAGCTCAAAAAATAGCGGTTTTCAATCCTGTAACATTAGCTCTAATAACTACTTATGATATATCAGCGCAAAATCCGATAGGTGCAGACGCTATTGCAACAGACGGAACAATATTATACGTATTTGAGTATTACAGTACAGGAAACAGAATTTTAAAATATAGTTTGACAGGAACATATTTAGGTAGTATTACGATAGCGACACCTTTGCCATTTATCCAAGGGGCTAGTTATTACAAAGGTGTATTTTATATTAGCGACCAAGAGAATTTATATACAATAAGTTTGGACGGGTCTACCACTACCCTAATAATGGAAGCGCCAAACGCACCTACATTACACAGAGCTGAGGGGTTAGAAATAGTTAACGGGGAATTAAGGTGGGTAGTGGCTAATGTGGCTGGTTCAAATTTCAATACTTACTTTTATAATCCAACTATAGGAACTACTAAAAAATTCAATGCTGATGTTAATGGAGACGTTACGGCTACATCTGTAAAATTTCCATCGACACAGGTTAGCAATTCGGATGTAAATACGTTGGACGACTACGAGGAGGGTATATTTACTCCTAGAATAGATGGATTAACTGTTGCTGGCGCAGGTACCTATTCCATACAAAGTGGCTATTACACTAAAATAGGAAGATTAGTTTCTGTTCAAATAAATCTAGCGTGGACAGCACATACAGGTACAGGAGATATGATTGTAAAAGGACTTCCGTTTCAAATATCAAATGCCATCGCTCAGGCTTCAATAGGAGGTAATACTCTTACTTTGTCCGCTAATAATTACATAAGTGCTTTTAGTTCTGTAGGTTCTACAGACGTGAATTTAAGGCAAACGCCTACGGGTACTATAAGTTCAGCTACTATACCTATAGATACGTCTGCTACAATTAATATAAATTTGATTTATACTACAAATTAATTAACAAACACAAATAAATATGAAAACAAGGATTATTACATGGGTCGTTATGCTTGGCGCTTTAATGGACACTCTATACGGGGTATTAGCGGAAAACTCGGGACTATTATCTGAATTAGGAGTTTCGCCAAAAGCCACAAAGATTTTACTATTACTTAGCGTATTGTGGACTGCCTTTTCTAGGTCTTTAGTTCCTATACCAAAACAAACTACAGCCGAAGCACCTATACAGGGTGGTGGCACTAAAAACGATCCTCCTAAAAATCCATAATGAAATATATAAAACATATATTATCAGAAACAATTTTCTTACTGCCTTATCTATTAATGGCAGTAAGTTTTTTGTCTGTATTGTTTGGATGGATAGGTTGGAATTTCGATAAAAATTTTTGGTGTAATCTTGGAGGTTATTCTTTTTTTACAAATATTATGTTTGTATACATTTTAACTTTAAATAAAAATTATTGCTTTACAACTAGAGCATTACCTGTTTCAATGATGTTTGTTTCTTTTGTAAATATGTTTGCATCATTTTTCCCTGGCAGGTTTAAAATGTACGAACAATTTTTTGAAGTAATAATCTTATCTATAACTTTATTCGTATCTTTGATAGTATTTTTAACAAAAAGAACGTTTAAATGATTTCACTGCAAATAGCCTCTGAGCAGATACATGATGTTATAAGTTGGAATGACGCTACAATCACAGGCGTACTAATAGCTTTTGTTTTTGCTTTCGGATCAGTTATATATTACCTATTTAAAACAAATCAGGAACTATATAAATCAAGTTCTGCAGAAAGAGAAAGGTTATATCAGGAGTTTACGGCTGAAAGAGATAGGCTATACAAAGAGCATTTAACCGAAATAAAATCTTTCAATGACTTGTTAATGAAAATTAATAATCAATATTATGATTCAATAAGAAGTTTAGTTGAACTGCAAAAAAAATGATTATGTGTTTTCCAATAGAAAAAATAAAGCCAATATGTTTTTCTTTTGATAGGTCGCACTATTTAAAAGAGGTTAAAAAAATGCGCAAGAATATTGAGAAAATAACAAAAGATATTGAGAATGAAGCTAAACAAAACTGAAACATTCGGGCTTATAAAGTCATACTTTGGAAAATTAAGCCAAAGTCAAGTTGATTCGTTTAATTTGTTTTTTGATGAATGGGACGGAGTTGATAAAAGGCATTTAGCATATATTTTAGCCACCGTATGGCATGAAACAGCTAAAACTATGTTACCTATTGAAGAATATGGAAAAGGTAAAGGAAAGAAATACGAGGGCTTATATTATGGTCGAGGATATGTGCAGTTGACATGGTTAGAAAACTACAAAAAAGCTACTGCAAAAAACAATAAAGGATGGAATTTTATACTGCATCCAGAATTAATGCTTAAGCCGGAGTGTGCAATATGGGTGTGTTTTGAAGGCATGAAACATGGATGGTTTACGGGGAAAAAGTTGAGTGATTATTTTAATAATGAAAAAACTGATCCGGTAAACGCAAGACGAATAATTAACGGAACTGATTGCGCTCATCTAATAACTGAATTATACAATAAATTTTACAACTCAATAACATGAAAGAATCACAAAAATTACCCCCAATAATCGGGAAAGTCGTAGATGAATTAGCAAAGAAGTACTCAGAAAGCCCTGCGACAACAAATGCAGGACGTATATTGAGATTTGTTGCAAGATTCGTAACTTTGGATACTTTAATAAAATTAGTCGCTCACAAAGCAAAATAAAGCTTTCTTTCATAATTGGTTATTTTTTGCCTCTCAGTAAAATGAGGGGCTTTTTTGTGGGGTGAAAAATAAATTGATTTTTTAATTGTTTGTATTAATAAATTAATTATCTTTACAAAGAATTTAAAAATAAATAGAAATTATGACGTTAACAGAATTTCAATGCTTATTAGGAGGAATGTATTTCGGGTTCATTTTAACATTAATGTTTTACCCATTTAATAACGA